CTGCATTGAATGCAGCCGTGACATCTTTGGTGCTTTCCGTCAAGGCATCGACCTTGACCTCGACAGCCACCAGCCTGTCGTAGATTTCACGGTGGGTTATGTTTTCGGTCATGGTGCAACAGGCCAAGTAATTGTCCACGGGAATCCTGTCTGTGTTGGGATGTCTCTAAGGGCTTGGCGATAAACTTCCCATGCACCAGGAATGTTAGCGTTCAATTCCAAGTTCTTGATGACAACCCAATCCGATTCTTTCAGTTTGGTGTCTCTAGAAAAACGAACAGACACAGCCTGTTCTGCATCCTTGCTGGCCTTGTAAGCAGCTTCATTCTCAGCAGCCGTGGTGACTTTGCCATCAGCATCTTCAGTGTCAAAGAACGATGGGCCAAGATTCCACTTGGTGTACCACTTGCCGTCAATCTCCTCCACGCCATTGTAGACTGAAGTTTGATAGACCGTGCCGCCTGTGGCTTGTGGGCCTTCAAAGACAACATCAGCACCCAAAGACGTTAAGACTTCAGTTGTTGTTGTGCCCCATGTAGGGCCACCATTGGCTTTGGTGTATGCACGAAACTCTGCCTCGTACATTACTGCGCCTGTTGATTGGATTCTTATTTGCATTTTGTTTTCCTTACGCTATAGCCAAGAAGATGTAGGTTGCAGCACTGACGTTAATGTCTGTCGCAGCCACTTGATTAACTACAAAGCCAGTTGAATCAGTATCAACGCTATCGTCTGTAGTGATTTCAGCGGCTGTTGTATTGAGGCTGAGATGTGGATCATTACCCGCCACAATACCCCTTGTGCTGTCCCACACATACCAATCACCAGTGCTGTCAGTGCGCTTAATGAGGACAAACCTAGCTCCGCTTGTGAACCCGCAGTTAATAGTTTGGGTTGTGCCGTTGCCTGTGTATGAGCCTACTTTGGAAACACCAGCGCAGGTGGCAAACAAGTAAGCAACATAAGTGTTGCCCGACCCTGAAAAACCACCAGATGCACTTGGGTAAAAGTTTGTTGCGTCAGGTGTTCCAAACAAACTAGCAGACGCTTGTGCATTGGTCGAGTTTAAAAGGAGGTACTTTGTCCAATCGGCTGATGTAGAAACGCCCCATGAAGAACCTGTACTTCTAACTTTAGCAATAATCAACTCAGGCGCAACAGTTAAGTTGTGCGGTAAAGTTAAATTGCTTCCCGTCCCCGTATAGCAAACCTCATCAAAGAAGCTGGGGGCGCGTCTGAAGTTCCAGTTAGCGTATGTAAAACCTGATTGATTTACGCCGCCAAAAAAATCGGTATCATTTGCGCCAAGAGTAACGCCATCTTGTCCAAAAGCGGTAACGCTGCCTGTCTCTGTTTGCTCTGCAAAAGTGCCTCTTGAAGACAAGGATTTTGTAGCGCCCCTTAACCTATCTGTAAGAACAGGGTTACTATTACTTTGTCTAGGTTGAGAAAAATATAGATCAGGAGGGAATCCGACTCCTGTTACTGTTGCAATCGCACCAGTTCCACTTCTGGCTGCTGGCGTAAACACACTCGTCCCCACCGTAGGCACTTTCATCGGGCCACGGCGTATGGCTATGTAGATGTAGTTTTTATTAGCAATGCCGGAATTTGCATTAAATCCTGTTGCTGTTGGTTTTGTGTCATATCCACCAGCAGATTCTGCGGCAGAGGAATTGGGTGATAAATTATTGCTATATGCAGAAACTGACATGCCACGCATGATGTCGTTTAAATACCAACTATCCGCGCCATCTGTTTGTTTAAATAAAACCCACTGCGGTTCGTATCCCAAGCTGACTGTTGCAAGGCCACTACCATCAGTAGTAAACGACCCACAGCTAATCACATTGTCCGTACCCGTCAGGCCAAAGCCTCCTGCGTCATGGGCGAATAGGTAGGCTACGTAGGGAGATCCGCTACCATTATTTATGGCGTTACCCCCTACAGAAAAAGTAGTTGCGTTCATATCCGGAGTTCCGGGATTAGCCCCCCACAGTGCTATAGATTTATTACTGTATGTAGCCGTAGTATTTAAAAAAGCCCCGTCAGTGTTATTTTGCGACCCACTTCTGTGCCAAACAGCCCAATTTTCAGTTTGATCTATTGCTTTAATAATTACACAGCCGGGAGTAGACCCAAGGTTATGCGGGATTGCTCTACCCGAGACACTATTCCCCGTATAAGTCACAACATCAAAAAACTTAGGCTGTTTGCGAAATGTCCATGAGGCGTAAGTTGATGTATTATTGTTAAAAGATGTATCAGAGCCAAGGGCAAACCCCGTAGAGTTAAAGGCAGTCAGCCCGTTTGCAACAGTTGCTTCAATGGTGACTGCGTTGCTTACCAACTCTTTGGTTGCGCCCCGCGCTGTGTCAGTCAATCTATGGCCAAACGATCCGCTTCTACTTTTAATCCAAACCAACCCACCCTTTGTAGACAGGTCAATATTATTGGTGATTGTTAACGCCGCACCTGTACCCGTATAAAGGTACGTGCTGAACACTTCCTCAATGTAGTTAGCAGCAACAGCCGCCTGCGCAAACTCACCAAAGCCTTGAGCAGATGCCGCACCTCTAGTTTGTATTAATGGCATGGTTGTCCCTTAAGCAAACTTAGTCTGTGAAGTAAACACAGTAAATGCCGCACTGCCCGTCTTAACTATTGTGTACATATACACATCAACACTGCTTGCGTTACCCGCCGCATACGCTGTGCCGCCCTGATATTTAGGGGTCACAGTTGTGCCATCGACTTGAACCACACTGTTGTAGTAGGCCGTAGCTCCTTGAGTGACCAAGAAAGCCACAGTCACAGACTGACCCGTTGTCATGGCGGTGTTTAGTGATGTACCGCTAGAGGCTCTGAAGTTCACTGTCCAGTTAGCTGATGCGTTGCTGGTGAAATAACGAACAGACTGAGTAGTAACATCGTAGTTGATCGTGCCGGTAGCTGCCGTGGCTTCTACAGTTGCCACTTCCGCAGCGTTACTCAAGATTTCTGCCAGCGCTGATGATGTGCCAGCAAATGTCTGAGTGCCGGTAAAGGTGTTGGCTACATTGACAACAGCAATGTTCGCCGCCGCCAGAGTCGTTTGGCCTGTACCACCGTTGGCAATAGGAAGTGTCCCCGTCACACCTGTTGTCAGCGGCAAGCCAGTTAGATTGGTTGCTACGCCGCTTGTCGGTGTACCCAGCAAAGGTGTGACCAGTGTGGGTGAAGTTGACAGCACAGTGTTGCCAGAACCAGTGCTTGTTGTAACACCAGTGCCGCCATTAGCCACCGCCAATGTCCCAGCAAGAGTTATAGTGCCAGAACTTGTAATTGGGCCGCCGCTTGTAGTCAGTCCAGTTGTGCCGCCAGATACAGCCACACTGGTCACTGAGCCAGAGCCTGGGCCGGTAAACGCAATGTTTATAGACCCTGCGCCTGGGGTGATGGTCACGCCAGAGCCGGCAGTCAAAGATGCCTTGGTCAGCGTATTGCCGGTGCTGTTGCCAATCAGTAATTGACCATCGGTGTAGCTGGTCTGTCCAGTGCCGCCATTGGCCACAGCCAGCGTGCCCGTAACGGCAGTAGCCAAGGGAATGCCTGTAGCCGCCCCTGTACCGCCATTGGCTACTGGCAGGATGCCGGTAACGCCTGTGGTCAAGGGCAGTCCCGTGGCGTTGGTCAGCACAGCCGCTGATGGCGTACCTAAAGCTGGCGTCACCAAGGTCGGTGAATTGGTAAACACCAAAGCACCAGTGCCCGTTTCATCCGTCACAGCAGCAGACAAGTTAGCGCTTGATGGCGTAGCCAAGAAAGTAGCCACGCCAGTGCCAAGACCGCTTACACCCGTTGAAATCGGCAAACCTGTTGCGTTGGTCAGCACCGCCGCTGATGGCGTTCCTAAAGCTGGCGTCACCAGTGTCGGGCTGGTTGACAGCACATTGTTGCCAGTGCCTGTACTTGTACCAACACCTGTACCACCCTTTGTCACTTTCAACAATGGGCCAGCATCAAACAGGGCATCGATTGAGTCTAGATTTGTATTGACCTTGCCACCCCAAGTGTTAGCGCTTGCGCCAACTTCTGGCTTGGTCAGCAATAGGTTTGTGGTGGTGGTATCTGCCATTTTTAATCCTTAGCCAAAAGTTTTTGCGCGGGTCAACAAATTGCCGCCGGAAGTCGAGCCACGATCATCGGCCACCTGCAAGTCATTTAATGCACGCTCGTAAAGAGTCGCCCACACCTGCATACGCGCATCGTCTTGCAGATATGGCGCTGCCTGCAACAGTGAGCCGTACAGATAAATGTCAGGGCTTGATGTTAAAAGAAAATTGGTTGATACGCTTGAGGACAGCTTACTCAGCTTTGCAAAGTACACAATTTCTGATGTGTAGACTGCATCCGGCGTTGGCACAAATCGAAACTGAGTGCCGACCACGCCAAAGAATTTGGGCCTGCCGCTGGCCGTAAATTTTGTTGCTTCCTCATCCAATGAGTCCATCGTCATAAAAGACAAGGGGGAAACTGGATTTGTGCTGGTTAGCTTTAGTGCCCGAGTCTCTAAAAAGTCAGCCGGCGTTGACTCAAACTCGCCATCAATAGTCAAGGTTGTTCTTGTCAGCATTTGACGGGTGCGCAGCGTGCGCTCAATCTGCGCCTCAGCCAAAGAGATAAAGTCGGGAATGGTGGCTGTCAAATCTGAACGATTCAGCCAATCCGCAATTGAAGTCTTTAGCTCGGTGTAGGTTGTCAGTGCCATCAGACTGCCTCTATTTCTTTCATCACCCAGGTGTGGTCATGCTTGAATTCAAAAGTCCCGATGTGGCCAATCTCTTTAGAGACATCGTGATCAATCCATATTTTAAACCCAGCAGCCGCTGCTTTTTGGCAGAAAAAAACATCTTCACCAATGTATCCTCTTTTGTCCATGCGCCAAGGCGTTTCAAACCAAGGCTCGGCCAGCGCCGCAAAAACATTGGCTTTTATGAGCATTACACCCATGCCCACAGACCCCACCTCTTGCAGGCCAGTGGACTCCGGCATCGTCCAAACCAGTTCCCTGTCGCCATTTTCTTTGTAAAGCTGCGCTGTCGGGCCAGTTGGCATTCTGCGCCGTGCGCAGTTGGTTGCCACGATGTCTAAGTCATGCTTGAGGAGTCGCTCAATCATGTCTTGCGGAAACCGCATATCAGAGTCAATAAACAGGATGTGGCTGCAATTCTCTTGCATTGCGTCCAGTGATAGTTCTGCCCTCTGATTGGCAATCAGAGTGCCTTGGCTGATCTTGAGACTCACAGCGTCATTGGTCTTGAGCGTGTGATACGCAACCATGTTCACCAAGTCGTAGCTGTACATGGTGTGGACCATGTCCCGTGCTGGCGTGCAGACTGCAATGTAGTTCATACTTTC